ATTACACAAATAAGTAATATCAAAAGTATTAACATTCCAGCCTGTGATGATATCGAACTTCTCTTTTCTCCAGTACTTGATGAATTGTTCAAGTAGGTCTTTCTCATCCTGTGCTTCATGATATGTTACGTTTGCTGGTTTGTCATCCCACGGCCCAATCCCGAATGTGTGAGCCATGAATCTGAACGGTTTGATTGTGATTGCATTGACCTTTTCCAAAGCTTGCATGGGTTCGGGGAACCCATCTTCACATTCACACTCAATGTCGAGTGTTGCAATCTTGATGACCTTTGGGTCATACTTGATATCACCTTGAAACTTGTCTGCAATATATGTATAGATGTATCTATCATATCCATGGATTTCCATCCCTGCTGTTCCAGCAAACTTCTCACGGAACTTTCTTGCACCGCCCATTGAACTGAGATTGACAACCTCAAGGTTCTTTCCATCCAATGACTTGAATGCAGAGGGTTTCTTTGTTGGGACGTAATGGTTGGGACGGTAATCCACAGACATCTGAACCTGTTTTTTACCTTGGTAACCTTTTACGAGTATCTTGTCGCGAGTACGACACACATTAGTATAAAAATCCATACTGTTATTATAACAGAAAGTCTTCTATTCTACAAGTGTTTTTTTACTCTCAAAGTCGAAATTCTTTTTGATTACAGATTTGATTTCTTCCCAGTGTCCTATCTTGTTCAGTTCACTTTCAACTGAAGCCATAAGGTCGGGGTGGTCTGCTGTACCACTTGCATTTTTTGTTAACACTTCAACATTGATTTTGTGTTTTGCAATCTGAGCGTTTGCGTTTTGTACTTGAGCCATTAAGACTCTATCCATAAAATCTACCATATTATTTATTTCCTGTTAGAACCTTGTAGTTTGTTGCAAGGTTTGGTCTAGGTTCAAAACATGTCACTACTCTGACTTTTGATATGTCAAAGGTAAAATCCTTTGCATAAGGAATCCATGGAGCTAGACCTACTTCCATTTGTTCCCCTTCTACTGATACGATACAAGCATGTGCTTCTTCTACAGTATATTTAAAAAATGACTCTTTCACTTTACCAATAACAACGTCTCCGTTTTCTAAACGTAGGCACTTGATAAGATTAGACATTTAATACAAGCTCCTGTAGTTCTTTCGAACGTCTTCCGACCTGTCCAAACCATTTGGAATCTTCCATTTCATATGCCATTTTTTTCCAATCATGAGACCTAGCTGCACCCATCATACCTTTAAAGTATCCTAGTCTTGTTGCACCTAAGTTAAAAGTCATGTTGACTAATACATGTTGTATATCTTCGGGTAGATTATAAAATGCTTCCTCTGTACCAAAAACATGAATTGCTTCTGCAACATGTTTATCAAAATCATAATCATATATATCATCAACTCTTTGTTGTGATACTGGTGTTCCTACTGGTTTACCATGTTCGGGGTCGCCTTCTTTAATTAGGTGTCCTACACCAAAAGTTAAGTATCCTAGTGAGTCTGCATAGACTTCTAATACCTCACCTTCGTGTCTTTTAATTTGTTCTTTCAATACTTCTCTGTTCATAATTCTTGATACTCTCCTAAGTATTTACCACCCATATCGGTGACAATTTGTGCGACTTTAGCGTCGTAATCTGATTCATCCGTATAATTTATTATAGGATAGTGTATATTACTCTCTGAGTCTTCGATTTTAGCTTGTCTTGATTTCATCTTGTTCTCTTTTCATTTGTTCATCGACTAATTCCATGAGTATTTCACCCATGAGGTCGTTTAATTCACTATTATTTAGGAGTTCCTCAAGTCCAATATCTGTCTTCTGTTGCCCGTGAGGGAACCTTCTTATTGTTCTTTGGAAGTTAATATTTGGTTTACCTTCTTCGAATTGTAGCTTACCATATTGGTATACTAGTCCATCCCATTCACCACCAGTCAATTCAATAGCTGCATCTTCTTCAGATGGGTTCTCTACTACCATGTAGACTTTATTATTGAATAATTTTGGCATATATCTCCTCTTCTATTTTCATAGATGATTCTATTGAATCATTATCACGAATATTTAGTTGTCCTAAAAGATTCATGTTTGTTAGTATGTTATTTATCTGTGTTCGTCTTCCCTTCAGCCATACTTCTGATTGTGTGTCTCCACGTTCTGTGTGACGATTGTGTTCTTCGGATATGTCTACTGTTAGAACGTAAACTAATGCTTCATGGTTTTGCATCAACCATTCTATGTCTACTCCTCTAAAGTATCTATCACCTTCTATTAGAACATGTTTGTATGCAATGTTCATTGCTTCAATGAACTCTCTAAACTGTGGGATAGAACCGTGAGAGAGCTTATCAGTTCCGCCGAATGTCTCTCCCTCGGGATATTGACCGACTACTAATATGTCACCATGTTCTTGGCACTTAAATAGTTTCATCGGTTCAATTAGATTGGGTTCATCTAACCTAGAGATAAGTCTTCTCATGAGAGTTGACTTTCCCGAACATGGAACTCCACCAACCATTATAATCATAGTTCTACTATCCTTCCACTTTCATCACAATGTGGTGTTTTATCTTGAGGTATAAATCCACCCCACTGAAAGATTTCTCTGAACTTCCATTCAAGTTCCATGAAGTTAAGTCCCATCTTGTGATAGTCAAGAGAATCCGTAAATCTTCTTACACATTCTTCTATGAACCACTCGTATCTTGCAAGTGTTTCTATTCTATCAGACTTTAAAGTCATTGATGAGGGATTCTCAACATAACCATATAACATGATAGGTGTTTGATATTTACTATAAAGTTTCATACCATCCCACAATATCCTGTGACATGTAGTCTTCTTCTCAAAACAATAACCTAACTCAGTAACATCTTTGTTTCTTGCTCCAGCCCATCCTTTTTTAAGAGAGTTTAGAATTTGGTTTGCACCCTTACCATCTAATGGTAGAATGTTTCTGTTCTTTCCTCTTTGTCTATAGACTTTATATAGTAAACATGAAGATGATAGTTCTTGAATAGTACTCTCTGAACCATCGTCATTTACTTCCGTTACATCGACATAGTTGACAATCTCTTCATCTGTCTTTAAACGCATACCATCATCTGTTGATGTGATTTGTTTTAAGAATGAGATTATCTCTGCTTCGACTTCTTGATTGATTGCATTTGCATCAATCGCTTCTACTACACCTCTAATGAAGTCAATATCTTTATTAGGTTTAGATGGTAGGTTAGTATTGTTACAAACATACTTAAATGCAATGTTGTCCTTTTGGACTGGTGCATCTTCATACACATCTACTAATAGATATTCCCAACCACTTTCCGTTGCAGCTTTGTATCTGTTGAATCCACTTCTTAGAATGAAGTTTCCATCAGCAGCGACTTGTACAAATAGTGGTTCTTCTGAATGTAACCAACCTCTGTACTTGAATGAAGTTTTAATCTCAATAACATTTTGAGTGAGATTGATTTCTTCTCTCGGTTGCAATGGTTCCCCTGTAATAGGGTCAATGATGTGAATCTTATCCTTGTGTACTACAAGTCTTTTCTTGAATTTACAAGTTTGATAAGTTTCTTTGGGTGGACATAGTTCTCGGGTGAGTTCTATATCGTAGCTCTTTTTTAAACCTGCGAACAGGTGATTTTGTGTTGTCATATTTTTTTCCTTATCCCTACGAGGGATATGTTATAACGTTGATGTCCAAAAGGAAACGTTCCAGTTGATACATTATTATTTAGGTCTAGAAAAAGCTGTCGAGTGAACCTTTCTCCTCATACTTTCCAGCATGTGGGCCGATAGGATTCTCAGTCTTTCCAGCTCTCCCTTTAGTTGCAACATGTTCATCACAATATGCAACACATGATAACCTTACTCCTTCACCAGTGATAGGTGATACACCGTGCAATTCATTTGAATCTGCAATCAGTACGTCTCCATCATCTGCTTCAATAGCAATACCATATCTAGGGAAACATAAGTATGCACCCCCAAATTCTCCAATACGGAAGACACACATAGTTGTCATTCCGAACTCTAAATCTTTTCCATCCAAATGTGCAGACATCTTTGCAGTCCCACCAGTTGAATATTTGTTTGCAGATAAAGCTGTCATCGGTGAACCACCAATGTGATACTTCTCATCTATACATTCATCTGCAAAAGTTTTTTGTAAGTTGTATACTTCGGGAACTGCAGTCTTCAATGCTTGTTCATTGACGTTTGCAATCTGTGATAAGGTTTCAAACTTTTCTTTGTTGGATTTCTTATCCATCCATCCACTTGCCTTAATCATTCCTGTGAATCTGCCACGTTTATACCCGATTAGAACTGAATGAATCTCGTTTGCTTCTGCAATACGATTGAACTCACCGTTCTTCTTAAGTGGGTAGTAACTGTTTGGAGTTCTTAGGACATAGTCCTTTCCTTCGATTAATCCTTTTGCCTTCATCTCTTCATGGTCGATAGGCCCGGCTGCATTTGCTCTCATTGTAGATGTATCATCGATAGAGAACAAAGTGTCTTTAACTGTTTGATAAGTCGTACCTGTATATGCTCTCTTTACAATACATGCAAGTAAGGTTTCACCCATGAGTGTACCATGAGGTTTATAGATTTTAATGATGTCATCCTCGACACCAATGGATGATATAACAGTATCATAAGAATCTTCAGTAAGATACTTACCGTTCCATTCTTTGAATGTTTCTTTAAATCCTAAGTCTTTTGTTGCAGTGAATTCCATGGTTCTAATATTTGTCCTTTAATGTTTTCAACTAAGTAGTACATACACAATGGTGCTACCATCAATCCTATTCTTGCACCTTTATCATTGTAATCACCAGTCATTTTATAGTCGTTTGGTAGAGTCATTAATCTTACCATTTCTTTTGGTGTGTAAATTCTTTTACCACTGTGGTGGAAATGATTACCACCCATAAACTTAGGTTGACAACCTTGTTCAGTCAATGAATGAGCTGGTAGATGTTTAGGAACTATTCTTGACATATAGTAAGAATGTTTCTCATCTTCGGGTTTGATATGTCCTAGTGCAATGTTCTCTTGGAACCATGGTTTTACAATATGGTCTCCAATAGAGGTATATGCTTGGTTGTCTCTTTCTTTTAATACTGGTGTAAGACCTTTACATGGAACACAACCTTCAAACTTTTCATCGGGATGAACATCAAATCCATTTACCCAATGACCTTTTGAAGAATCGTCCATGGCAGTCTCTAGATAAGCTGCATCTTTCATGTTATCTTCATCGGTTTCTAAATCATGGATTGCATCTTCTATAGATGCAAATTCTTTTACTGGGTCGGGGAATACAGATGACATGCACATCCAAGGCATTCCAATACCTTCAAGTACATCGTCACGTACACCAACCATGAATACTCTTTCTCTCTTCTGAGGTACACCATGCTGATGTCCCTTCATGATTTTCCAAGTCACTGAGTATCCTAGTGCTTCGAAATCGTTTACCATCCTGTTTAGATGGTCTCTTGCATAGTCCATTGAAAGACCTTTCACGTTCTCACATATTATAACTTTAGGCATTAACCCTTCGGCAATCCTAATCATTTCCCATGTTAGGTCTTCAATGTTCTGTTGCTTCATACCATATGCCATCTTCTCTTGGTTCCATCCTTCTTTCTTGGAACCTGCCATAGAAAATGGTGGACAAGGTGGTGACCCATCCATGATATCTAATTCGTATTTCTTAAGTCCACTAAGCTCCATGATACCTTCTGCAGTGACTTCTTTGATGTCTCTACATTCATGTACTGTGTTAGGGAAGTTTTCTAGGTAGGTGTCAACATGTAACTGTTGGAACTCGTTCATGTAACGAACGTCACCACCTGCTAGTTTGTAACCACATGAAGAACCACCACCGCCTGCAAAGAAAGTAATGTAATTAAACTGTTTACTTTCACTGTTACGGTGAAGGTCTTCTAGATTGTATTGAAAATATTTATTATCACTCATCATGACTCCATTATACTATATTTAGCACAACTCTGTCAAGGCGATTTCTAAAGATTTTTCAATATATTTTCTGGGCTTGAAGTCTCATAAGGGTCGGACTCTGCATTGTCTTGATAGCCATCTTCAATGAATGCTTTTTCAATTACACCATCGTTGATTACAACTGCATATCTCCAAGACCTATATCCAAAACCAAGATTTGATTTAGAACATTCTGCACCAATCAAGTGAGTAAACTCACCGTTACCATCGGGAAGAGGGTAAACATTTTTGATACCTAATGATTCGAACCATGAGTTCATTACGAATGTATCATTCACTGATACACAATAAATCTCATCAATTCCCTTTTCTCTAAACTCTTCAAATCTCTCATCAAAGCTAGGCAATTGTTGTGTTGAACATGTTGGAGTGAATGCGCCAGGCAAACCAAATACAATTACTCTTTTACCAGCAAACTGTTGTTGTGTGTCTAGTGTTACGAATTCACCATCAATTCTCTGAGGTAGGACTACTTCGGGTACTTTAGTTTCCCCTTCGATAATTTCTAATCCCATTCTTCTTTCTTCTGTCATAATAATCTATACTCCATAATAATAGATACACCTATTATATAACATAACAGGTGTATCTGTAAGAGGCTTTGTTAAGAAATTTTGATTTTTTGGGGTTTATCTTCTTCGGGTATAATCCTTTCCAAAGATACACTCAAAATACCATTCTTCATGTCTGCACCTTTAACGACAATGTCGTCTGCAAGTGTGAATGTTCTTTTGAATGAACGAGCTGCAAGTCCTCTATGGACGTACTCAAGGTTTTCCCCTTCCTTTTGTTTACCTTCGATATTAAGAACCTCTTTCTCTTTTGAGATTGTGATGTCCTTTTTATCAAATCCAGCTAATGCAAGTTCGATACTGAAGTTCTCTGCATCGTGTTTTACAATATTGTAAGGTGGATAGTTTGTATTAG